CGACACGGTGCGAGTGCGCTGGCTGCCATGGCGCAGACATCACCTCGGGCACATTGATGAACCGAACGCTGGGCTGCAGATGCCCTATCGATGGGAAGTGCAACCAGCCCAGCACCTTCGCTGGTGTGCAGCAGCAGCGCACGGCGTATCGCATCACACACCCAGCTCGCGGATCTCGACGTACTCGGGCGCATTGGCCGCATACGTCTCGCCGGGCGCGACCTGCACCTCGCTGACGTTGCTACCCAGCAGCACGCGCAGGCCGTTCGTGCCTTCGTTGTAGATCGACACGGACACCTGCGCAGGATCGGCGTCGGGCTGCTTGCGCTTCCAGAACATGACCAGCGCGGCGATGGCCTCGAGCAGGTCTTCGATGGCATCGCGCACCTCTTCGCGGAATGTCGGGTTGTCGCCCGCAGAGGCCACGGTCACGGCCTCGCTGTCGATGGTGTAGCCCTCACCGGGGTCGAGGTCGTAGGCGAAGCCCTTGTCCTGGGTCGAGTAGAGCGGCACGGGAACGGTGCCGAGATTGGTGATCGTTGCGTGCATGGTTTGCTTTCGTTGGTTGGTGGAAGGGGCGGTGCCAGGGTCAGCCGGTCACCTTCGGCGAAAGCGGTAGTGGCCGTGCGAGCTGATCTCGGTGAAGGCGCCCGAGTCCATGATCCAGTCGCGCACCTGCATCGGCGCCTTGCGCGTGCGCAGGCGGTTGACGCTGATGAAGGCCGCGTCGAAGTGCCGCGCGTCGCTCGGCTGGTGCAAGCCGGTAAAGAACCTCATGCCGGCACCTCGGCGAAGGACCGGCGCGCCACAGCGACGAGCCAGCGAGCCAGTGGCGGTGGTGTCTGCTCGCGCTCCGCGTGAGTCACGGTAGGCATGGACTGGGCAGAGGGCCGGTAGCCCCTGCGATTGCGCTTGATGTAGTGCGTCGGTTCGCCACGTGGTGGCAGCTCGGGCAAGTCGTCGGGATGCACGCCGACGATGTAGAGCCATGTCAGCTTTTCGGCCTTGTGGCCCCAGTCGCATTGCCGGATCTCGGCAGTCCAGCCATCGAAGCGATCTGGTGCGCGGCCAGGGAGCGGTAACCCGCAATGCGCCCAGAGCGTCGACTCGGCCGGATGCTCGAGCACACCGCCATGCGCCTGGACGGCCTGGACGGCCTGGACGGCGAGCATGAGCTCGGCATCCGTGGCATGCGAGAACTGGCGCAACTTGCCCCAGCCGCGGCAAGGTGGATGCGCCACCACAGGACAGCCACCCGGCCATGTGCGCGCGTCGCGCTCGATGTCGTAGACATCGCAGTCGGGCAGGGTCTTGTAGACCGAGTCTGCGCGAGCGAACAGCACGGCGACTTTCACAGCAGCACCTGATCGAGCCGCCGCACGCTCACCCGCACGCCAGGCGATGAGAGCGCGAGCGGGTGCTCGCCGGGGTAGCACTTGCCGAGGACTTCGTACAGAACCACTCGCGCGTCATCGGCCCAGAAGCCCGCATCGGTGAGCGCGTCCTCGGTGCTACGGGCGAGCTTGCTGACATCGGGCTTTCTGTCCGGCCAGGTCTGCCGACGCTTCGGCGCACTGCTGGGCTTCGGCAGCGTGAAGACCATCGACACCACGAGCGGGCCCTCGAGCGGCATCGAGGCGGCATGCGCATCGCGCACGAGCTCGGCGGCGGCCTTCACGTCCATGCGCCAGGGCTTGACCTTCTTGCTGCTCTCGACGAGCAGGCCGCGGCCTTCCTTGGTGGTGCCGACGAACTTCTTCGAGCCCTGGGGTGCAGGGTTGCCGTAGACGACGAGGTGCACGGAACCACCGTCGAACATTGGGGTTTGTGAGGCGCTGGTCATGACGCCACCTTGACCGCTGCAGCAGCGAAGTCGATCTCGCGTTGCCTGACTCGCGTCTTCTTGAACGCTCCAGGCCGCAGCTCGTCGCACAAGCGATCGATTGGTGCAAGCACGCCCCAGGTGTCATTCGGCTGATCGCTCTTTGTCTGCACCGCCTCGCGCAGAGCACCGCTGCACCAAGCGCCCATTCTTTTCTTGTAGCCGAACAACCAGCGCTGCACCGAGAGCAGGTCGAGCGAATACAGGATGTCTGCGTCGATGAAGTAGTACAGCAGCAGGTCGGCCTTGCTTTTCATCATCCAGCCGACATTCGAGCCGCGCTCGGCGTGGCTGGCCCGGTTGTCGAGGTTGCGGTTGCTCCAGACCTCGAGGAACAAGTTGCCGGTGTGCTTCTGCTCGGCCTTCAGCTCGACCCCGAACATGCGCTCGTTGCATTCGAGCACCACGTCGCCGACCGACTCCTGCAACCAGCGTGCGAGCGTGCCCTTGTTCGTCATGACGAGACGACCGTCGCTCTGCTCGAGCAGGTAAGGCAGCAACACCTTGTTCGCCTTCGCCTCGATAGCTTGGCAAGCGCGCATGGCGTTCATGCGACAAGCTCCTCGACGCTGTCGTCGAACACCGTGCGCTCGATCTCATTGCCCCACACCACCCAGCCAGGCGCAGGGCGACGCCCGAACAATTCGAGGCGCGGGCCCGGGCTGGCCTTCTCGATGAGCGAGCGGATCTGGTCAGGCTTTGCGCTGTGCTTGCCGCGCGGGAACTGACCCCAGGACATGAGCGAGCGATCGGCGAATGGGCACGAGCCGCGAATGCCGAGCAGCAAGAACTCGTGCGACACGCGCCAGTAGTTGCCCATGCCCATCTGAGGCTTGACCCACACGTAGCAGCTGCGGTACTCAAAACCCCAGGCTTCCATGATCTGCTTCGACTCGAACAGGAACGCGTTCGTCGTCCACAGGTGCAGATGGGCGTTCGGTGCTGCGAGTTTGGCGATCGGCAACGCTGCGATCTCGGCCACCGTCATGCCGACGTAGTGGTCGCCAGTCGCGCCGCGCGTGCCCTGGTTGCCGTAGATCCACGGCGGGTCGGCGAGCACGGTGCCGAACTTCATGCCGCGCGTGGTGAGCGCGGCCAGGTCGGATGTCTTGACGCTTGCGATGTCGGCTACCGCTGCCGTCGCTACCTTGGCTTTGCGCGTGGCCTTGACCACCAAGCGCGCCACCTCCTCGCCAGTGACCACTTGCCCGGCCGTGGCCTTCTGCGCGAGGAAGGCCTCGAACTCAGGCTCGGCCACCTTGGCGAGCTGCTCGCAGCGGTGGGCTTCGTCCTTCGTGATGCCTGCTGCGGCGAGCGCTGCTCGTTTCCCCAACGTCGCAGCATTGCGACCTTGGACGTTCTCAATGACCGGGGCATGCTCCAGCGCCGCCGACAGCTCGCCCAGCTTGCGCTTCGCACGCACCCGGATGTCAGACACCCAGCGCTCCATCTCTGGGTCTTTGCTGAGCCGGGCATAGGCGCGCATGGCCTCGGCTTTGTCGGCGATGTCCTTTGCTTCGTCGATGCTCGCAGCGCGCTGGATCGCCGTGCGCGCTCTGTCGTACAAGGCGAGCGCCGTCATGCGCCTAACTCCTGCCCGTAGGCATCAACCGGCGGCAGCTCGACCGCCGGCGGCACCTCACCCGGCAGCGGCACGCGGCGATGGTCGCCGGGAAGCTGCAGGGTTTCGGCTCCGTGCTCACGCCGCGGACTGGCGTGCATCGCCTGCGCAGCTCGTGACCGCGGTTGTGCCTTCGGCACTGCGCGGCAATAGGCCTGGAAGCACGGGAAGCACCGCGCGCCATAGTCGCGCAACGTGCCGGGTGCCGTGGGCATGCGGCAGACCATGCAGGGCAGCATGCCGGCCGATGGCGTGACGGTTTCGCCTTTCGCTTCGGCGAGGTCTTTGTAGCTCATCGCTGCATCCTTTCGGCCTTGCCCAGCCAGTTGCTCCATGACTGCCGCCAGCCCTTGACGCTGCGGCGCGTTCCTGCCCCTTTGCCGGTCACCCAGTACTGGCGGAAGCGTTCGGCTTCGTGCAGCACCTCGGTGGGTTTCCAGCCGAGCGCCTCGGCGTCAACGCCCCAGGCTTCGGGCAGCTCCCACGTGGTGGCGAGCGCAGCGAGAGCCTTGCCGTTGAGTTGGCCAGCGTTGTTGCCATCGAAAGCGGAGGGCGGCGGTGGCGGCACGATGCGAAGCAGCGCGGCGCCTTCTTCTTCAGGATTCAGAGAATCAGGATTCAGAGAATCAGGATTCAGAGAATCAGGATTCAGGGGGTAGCAGGGGGGTCTTGATGGCGGGTCGTCTCCGGGAGTACTTTCGGAGTCAGTGCCCGACATAGAGCCGCAAATTTCTTGGAGTGGTGGCGGCTTGATGACGCTCTCTTTCTCGGTGTAGTGCGGTGTCTGGTGCTTCTTGAAGGCCAGGATCTGGATGAAGCGGCCGTCCGAATTCGTGTAGCGCACGAGAAACCCGTGTTGCTCGAGCTCGTCGAGCAGCGGCTCGACTTCGACCGAGTCGAAGCGGAACAGCTCACCCTTGATGCGCTTGGGCCGGTCTTCGAGGCGGCCTTCCTTGTCGGCCAGCGTCCACAAACCAGCGAAGCAAAGGCGGGCCCAAGGACCGCACTCGGCGAGGGATTCATTGGCGAAGAACCCCGGCTTGATGTTGCGTGCGCGTGCCATCAGCCATCGCCCGCCGGTCTACCAGTGCGCTGCCAGTTTGGCTGCAGCAGCTGCTCGCGGTAAGGGAGGGTCGGCGCCTGGGTGCCCATGGTTCACCCCTCCGCCTCAATTGCGGTACGCCGCTTGCCGTTTGCTACATCAGTGTTAGTTCCTGCTTGAAACCGTGCGGTTTCTGTATTATTCGCGTTACGCTGCGCAGAACAGTGAGAGCCTGTATGCCCACAAATGTGCCCGTAAAGCTCCGGGGGAAGCGTGATCCGGTCAGGCCGGCCCCGGCCCTTCCGTTGCCCCGCCAGAACAAGCTGGCGAACCACCGCGGCGATCACCCGGTCGGCCAGTCGAGCGGGAAGGTCGTCCGGCCAGTTGCGCACGGCCTGGCCAGTGCATCCAATCCGCGCACCGACGCGATTGGTGTTGGTGCCGAGCAAGGCAAGGGCAGTGGCTTTCTTCATGGGGCTGATGATTTGACTACCACGAAAGCGCGAAAGCAAACCGCCGGACACGCGGCGAAAACCCCTGCACGCACTTTGACGTCCGCTGACGTCCGCCGGCGTCCGCTGGCGTCCACAGATCGCGTCATCGACCGCCTCGACAAGGCCATGAAAGTCGTGGGGGCTTCAGGCGTTCAGCTGGCCGCGGCGATCGGAATCAAGCCGCAATCGCTCACCAATCTGCGCAGAAAACCCAAGGGCGGCATGCGAGCGGAGTTGCTCGCCTACGCTGCCGACTTCCTCCGCTGCGACCTGCACTGGCTGTGCACCGGCGAAGGCGGCGACTACGTGCGCGCGACGAACCCGGAGTTCGATCGCCTGGCGCGTGAGATCGCCGAAGGCGTCACCCGCTGGGACGAGGGTGATCGCATGAAGTTCTACACCCTGTTCACCTTGGTGAATCGGGGCGTGTGGCCTACGTTCGAAGGCGTCGAGCCAGCTCGAAACGGTAGGTGACGGCAATCGAGCGGCACCAGGCCTCCGCGGCCTGACGCTCGTTTCCGCCGAAGGCATTCAGCACCACCGCCTGCCCCGGCGGCGCATTGGCCAGGCGCAAGGCCAGCGTGTACCAGGCGGCCTCGCCGCCCTCATGACGCAGCACCGCGCAGGGCCGCTGCGGCATGCGCTCGAGCCACAGATCCGCCAACCCGCCCACCGTCAACCGCAGCGCCGTGGTCTGCGTCAGATCGAGCAGCAGGGCGCCGAACTTCGGCCCGGCCTTGGTGTGCCCCTGCGTCGCCATGTCGATGACCGATTGCATTGTCGGCAAGTCGAGCACGCCCTCGACCGCGATCTGCAGAACATCGTCGGCCAGCTCCAGCTCTGTCAGTGACTTGAACAAACCATGCCTCCTGGCAATCGTTTTTCTTCGACAAGCGCGAACCCAGTCTGACGAGTTCGCACCGAGAAACATAGTCGGCCGCATGGTCGATGAGTTGACAAGTCCGCCGGACGAATCGCCAACTTGCGCCCCAAACAGGAAACCAGGGGACACGACAATGCAAACCGATTGTGCATCAGCTGTCGCAAGTTCTGTAGAGAGCGATTACTCGGCCGAAACCGAGGCGCCCGACTGGCGCGCTCTGCTCGGTCTGCAGCACGGCATGCCAAACGAGCAGTACCAGCGCGGGCCCGGTGTCTCGAACAGCGGCCTGAAGGCCCTGCGCAAGAGTCCCTGGCACTACCACGCGCTGCACCACCTGCCGCGGCCGAAGTGGTTCCTCGAGGACTTCGACGCCGACACCACGACCGCGCTGTTCGCCGGCACGCTCTGCCACTGCGCCACGCTTGAGCCGCAGGAGTTCGACAAGCGCTACGTGGTCGGCCCCGAGGGCGTGAACAAGAACACCAAGGAGTGGAAGGCCTTCGTCCTGGCCAATGCGCCGCGCACCGTCATCAGCGCGAAGCAGTACGCCGTGGCCCATGGCCAGGCCGCCGCGTTGCGTGCCGTGCCGGCGGTGGCCGAGATCCTCGACGGAGGCGAGTGCGAAGTTTCGGGTTATTGGCTCGACCCGGCCACCGGCGTGCTGTGCCGCTGCCGGCCCGATTGCATGAACCGCACCTTCGGCACGCCCGATGCGCCGGCCATCATGCTGCTCGACCCGAAGACCACCACCGACGCCAGCGACGCTGCGGTGAAGAACACGATCGCGCGCTACGGCTACCACCATCAAGCGGAGTGGTATTCGCGCGGCATTGCCCAGGCGACAGGCCTGCCGGTGGCGGGCTTCATCTTCGCTTTCGTCGAGTCGAGCTACCCGTTTGCTTGCTCGGTGCACGAGATCGACCCCGACAGCTATGACGTGGCGCGGCGCGAGAACCGCGAGGCGCTGCAGCTGTATGCGGCCTGCACGCGCTCGGGCGTGTGGCCGGGCTACTCGCAGGAGGTGAAGTCGACAGGCCTGCCGCGCTGGGCCGGCGGGGGCGACTGATGACGCGCGAGCCTGGCCGTGTGGCGCGCGAGCTGCGCGAGCTCGAGCACGATCCGAGCGACTGGATCGAAGGGCCATGCGAGCCGCGCCGGCTGTCAATCCACGAGCCATGGCACCGGCTCGACCGTGGCGTGCTGCTTGTCCTCGTGCTGCTCGCCCTCGTTGGTGCGGTGGCCTTCGTGCGCTGGGTGTGGAACTGGCTGCAGTGATCGCGCCATGCCCACCTTGAACGTCTATGTGACTCGTGATCTCAGGGCGGAAATGCGCGAGTTCGATTTGAACTGGTCGTCGATTGCAGCCGCTGCTTTCCGCAGCGCGATCGACGCCGAGAACGATGCCGTGAGAGCAAGGCCACGGTGCAAGAAGCCCAGCGAATTCGAGTGCGTCACGGCCCGGCGTGACTTGCTCGAACAAACAAACCACCGGGACAGCGAGAACCAACATGGCTACTAAGAAAACTGAAACGAGCACCCCTGCTGAGCAGGTTTACGACTTCAAACTGCAAGAGGAGGCGATCACGTTCCATATCAAAGGCACTTCGCCTCTCCTGCTGAATCGCATGACCACGAAATCGAAGATGGTGCTGCTCGCACCGCAGAAGAAGACCACGGCCGACAAGGCTGCATCGCTCAAGCATGACCCTGTGGCCGAGTTCCGTGCCTCACCGTATCGCCTGCGCGCTGACGATGCGCCGACGCTGCTCGCGCTGCTGCCGACGATGTTCAAGCAGGCGATGGGGCTGGCAGCGCTCGACGTGCCGGGCATGAAGAAGTCGCAGGTTCTGCGCCTGACGCGCGTCGATTGGGATCGCATCCCTGTGTGGGGCCTACCTCAATTGCACATGGCCGTCGTGCGCAATTCGGACATCAACCACACGCCCGACGTTCGCACCCGATGCATCGTTGCCAACTGGGCGACCGAGCTGACGATGTACTACTCGCCGCAACTGCTGCGCACCCAGGCCATCGCGAACCTGCTGCACTCGGCCGGCATCTCGTCAGGCATCGGCGAATGGCGGCAAGGCAAAGGCTCCAGTTCGTTCGGTGGCTTCTGCATCTGCACGGCTGACGATGCCGAGTATCTGATGATCAAGAAACACGGCGGGCGCGCTGCGCAGCTCGCCGCAATGGAAGCGGCGGAGCCGTTCGACGACGAGGCCGAGGAGCTGATCGCGTGGTTCGAGGATGAGGTCGTCGTCAAGCGCGGTAACAAGGCCGCAGCGCGCCGTTCACCCGACAAGCACGGCGACGATGGTGTGCCGCCCGTGGTCGGTGCGACAAAGGGCGGCTATCGCGGCAACGGTAGCAGCGCGACGGTGGCAGCATGAGCCCGGCTCGACGCAAGCCTGCCGACAGCGATGAGAAGCGGAGCATCCAGGCTGCGCTTGCGGAGCTCGAGCAAGGTGACTATGGCCTGACTGCCGAGGCCGTGATCGAAGCGGCACGCAAACCGTCGAGCCCACTGCACCGGCTGTTTGAGTGGGACGTCAAGCGCGCGGCCTACCAACATTGGTTGGTGCAGGCGCGCGAGGTGATCGGCACCTACAAGGTGACGACGGTCACGAGCACGACAACCTACAAGGTGCCGTTCTACGCCCACAACCCAAAGGCCCCAGCGGGCCAGCAGGGCTACGTGACCGTCGACCAGATGCGAACCGATGCAGATCTCGCGCACGAGCACCTCGTCGCCGAGTTCACCCGGGTTCGTTCGGCCCTCGATCGAGCGCGTGGCTATGCGGTGACCCTCGGCCGCTCGCAGGAGATCGACGGATTGATCGAGCAGGTCGTCGGCATTCACCAGCGGTTCGATGACCGCAACGCGGCGTGAGGTTCTGCGATGGCACGGAAGGCAGGCAAGGGCCGGCCGGGAACGGCGCGGCATGGCATGGGGAGGAATGGATTGGTGTGGCCGGGCCGGGAGAGGCAGGCAAGGCGGGGCGCGGCGCGGTATGGCAGGGCGCTGCAGGGCGGGGTCGGGTTTGGCAAGGCAGGATAGGTTTGGCGCAGCACGGCGCGGCTTGGTGAGGGCCGGAATGGCGAGCAATGGCGAGGCCGGTTAGGTGTGACGGGGCGATGCTGGGTCAGGCACGGCCAGGGCCGGCGAGGCAGGCGGGGTGCGGTCTGTCAAGGCACTGCTTGGTCTGGCATGGCGTGATGAGGCAGGCAACGCATGGCCGGGTTCGGCGGAGCAAGTCAGGGCCGGGCATGGATAGGCAGGCATGGAAGGCGGGGTCAGGTCTGGCGCGATTGGGTCCGGCGTGGCGCGGCAGGCTGGGCCGGGCATCGATGGGCTGTGCCAGGCGTGGTCAGGTTGCGCTCGGCGGGTTCTTACCCGGCATGGCGTGGCGTGGCTGGCAGGGCTGGGGTCGATGGGGCATCGCACTGTTTGGCGCGGGTAGGCAGGCGCGAACAGGTGAAGCACGGCTAGGCCGGGATCGGTGCGGTGTGGCATTGCGCGGATGGGCAGGCAGTGATGGGCGCGGCTAGGCCGGGACTGGCGTGGAGTGTTCGGGAACGGTTCGGGTTGGCAGGCGTGATTAGGACGGGCGCAGCAAGGCATGGCGCGGCCGGGAGTGGTCGGGATGGGGCCGGTGTGGCAGGCGTGACTCGGCAACGCTGGGCGTGGATAGGTCGGGTCGGGCAAGGCAGGTACGGCTCGGCGGGGCAACGCGGGTTCCGGCAGCGACCGGCATGGCAGGCGTGGACGGTACTGGTGTGGCAAGGCTTGGCAGTGCTAGGCAAGGCAGGCACGGCGAGGCGCTGCTTGGCAAGGCCGGGCGTGGATAGGCCGGCATGGATAGGCCGGCATGGATGGCTCAGGAGCAGCACGGCGGGTCCGGGCGAGGCAGACGAGGTCGGACGAGGTATGGCTAGGCGAGGCCTGGCAGTGCGCGGCAAGGCATGGCAGGTTTGGATCGGCTCGGTGCAGCAAGTCTCGGAAAGGCCGGGCCTGGATAGGCTGGGCAGGCACGTCGAGGCGAGGCGAGGAATGCGATGGCAAGGCAAGGGCAGGCTGGCACGAATGCAGCCCCTCGGGCACCAAGGTGTTCCTGGGAGTGCGTTTTCACACGGAGGCACTTATGAGCAATGAAGTAGCAGAGCGCGCCACACCGCGCGTGTCCCTGGTCGCCAAAATGGCCGGCCGATTCAACGTCGAGCCCACGAAGCTCATGGCGACGCTGAAGGCGACGGCCTTCAAAAGCGACAAGGCAATCTCCGACGAACAGATGATGGCGCTGCTGGTTGTCGCCGACCAGTACGACCTCAACCCGTTCACGAAAGAGATCTTCGCTTTCCCCGACAGCAAGGGGGGCGGCATCGTGCCGGTGGTGAGCGTCGACGGCTGGACTCGGATCATCAACGAGCACACGCAGTTCGATGGCGTGACCTTCGAGACCACCATCGGCGACGATGGCGCCGAGTGCACCTGCACGATCTTCCGCAAGGACCGCGCGCACCCTACCGTCATCACTGAGTATTTCGCCGAGTGCAAGCGCGGCACCGCGCCCTGGTCGTCGCACCCACGCCGCATGCTGCGCCACAAGGCGCTCATTCAATGCGCACGAGTGGCGTTCGGTTTCGCTGGTGTCTTCGACGAAGACGAGGCGCAGCGCATCGTGAAGAACATGGGCGAGGCCGAGGAAGTCGTCACCGCCGACGGCGAGATCATCACGCCGGCCGTCAAACCATCGGCCGCCGAGGCAGTCGCCGCGCGCCGAGCTGCACGCCAGAAGGCCGCAGCGCAACAAGCCGAGGTGAAGCCCGCCGACCGCAAGCCCGCCTCGGCCTTCATCGAGGCCGTCAATGCCGCGCCCGATGCCGAAGCCGCGGCCATCGTGCTCGACGAAGCGCGCAGCACGCTCACCGAGGAAGAGCAGCAGCAGGTGAGCCAGGCCTACAGCGCGAGGTGGCAGCCATGAGCATCACCATGTATGGCTACCTTCGCTCGCACTGCGCCATTTCTGCACACGAGGTCGCATATGTCTCGGAGCATCTGCTTGCGGAGGTTCTGTGTTGGAGCCCGAGCGACTGGCGCGACGACCCCGAATGGCCTTGCGCCGCCATCGGCACGATGGACATCGAGCGCGTCGACCTGAGTCAGCTGGTGCCGCACCAGGTGGCGCTGCTGCGCAAGAAGCAGACCGACCTGATGGCCGCTGCACAGGCCGCCAGCGTCGAGATCGACCGACAGATCAACGGCCTGCTGGCCATCGAGAACGCGGTGGTTTCACCATGAGCACGCTCGCATCAACCCGGATCTATTTGGTCGAGTCGACGAACGGCGCTGGCGAGCGGTTGCTGCGTGCGTCGAACAAGTCGCGCGCCGTGCGTCAGGCTGTTACGGCACGCATCGCTACGCAGGCGGACCTCGAGCGCCTGATCGCGCAGGGCATCAAGGTCGAAGGCTCGGAGCCTGATCGTCGGCCGAAGGCTCGCGCGCAGAGGAGAGCGTGATGGACGAAGAGACCGCCAAATTCACGCCGCTGCTATGCAACCAGGGCGAAGGCCTGCGGTTGCTGCAACTGCTGCAGGAAGCGCTCGGCATCCCCGACCGGGCGCGACGCTTCACAGTGACGTTTGCGGCCGGCGAGCCGGTCGTCGTGAGCGTCGAGTATCTACCGCAGACCAAGGAAAACCATGTTTGAACTCACCCGCCCCACCACCGTGCTGCTCGGCAGCGTCACCAACCGCGGCGAGCTGCACGGCGAGGACAAGGTGCCCGCCGTCTCGCTGGGCCTCACCATCGTGACGAGCGCGGCCATCCTCGATTCCTTGTGCCCCGAGGTGCGTGCCCTGCTGCGCGCGCCCGGCGTCGATGCGGTGTCGCTCAAGACCATCTGCCAGGGCTGGACGGTGCTGGTCGACCACGGCATCGACGTGGACGAGCCCATCAAGCTGTGCGGCTGCAAGATCGACAAGTTCAAGGTGTCGCCGAAGGACGATGACGCCGTTGAGTTGCGCCTGCGCGTGGCCTCGAGCGACCTCACGCCGCTGCGCCTGGGCCTGCTCGGCATGAAGGTTCAGCAGGAGATCGTCGTCAAGATGACCGCGCCGAAGGGTGCCACGCAGACCAGCGACGACGACACCATCAAGGCGATGAAGAAGCAGCACGAGCAGGAAGCCGCTGGCCAGGAGCGCCTCGACGCAGGCGAGCAAGACACCCCGCTCAAGGCCCTGACGCGAGGCGTCAAGGCCAAGGCCAAGCGCCAGCTCGCTGCCTGAATCGCCCTGTCCGGCGGTTTACCTTCCCTGCAACCACAGTTGCGCTCGTTGGTTTCCTGAACTACCCTTCAGGCCACGCAAAAAACAGGTTTACCGGGCGCCGTTGGTGTTCGCTTTGCGCTGACGTTCGCGTTTCCTCCCTCGGAGCGTCGGCCGTGCCGGGCTACTTCTCAGCGACTTCCAAGCCGGCACCTTGGACACCGACTCCCAGCCCTTACCCAGGGCCGGGCGCCTTCTTTCTTTTCTGGAGATGACATGCCCGACGAGCTTTCAAAGGAAACCATCGTGCGTGCGCACGAGCAGCACATCAGCGCCCGCTTCGAGCGCTGGCTGCGCGAGCCCACGGTTCGCCTGCTGGTGAGCATGATTCCGCCAGGCCCTGCACCCGAGCTGGTGCAGACGCTGCTGCGTGAGGCCTACACAAGCGGAGCCGACGCAAGCATGGGCTTCGTGGTTGGCGAGCTGGCCACCCGCATGCTCAAGGCAGAGAAGCCATGACCGGCCCTCAAATCAACGGCCCCGGCAAATACGACGACATCACGACCCTCGTACGCGACGTCACCGAAGCCGAGGGCGTCGCCTTGATCGTCATCAACGGCAACAAGGGCCGGGGCTTCTCGGTGCAGGGCTCCGAGCGCTTCATCGAGCGCCTGCCGGACGTGCTCGAGGACATGGCCCGCAGCATCCGCGCGCAGCGGCAGACGGAGGCCGCACCATGAGCTTCACCGTGCCGAACAAGTACCGGGTGCGCAGTGGGCCGTATGGCACCGACGACAACGCGACGGACTTCGGTGCCTTCTTTGTCCCGAACAAGTTCGCGCGCACTGGTGCTCCCCTGAAGGTCATCGCCTGCTCCGACAGCGGCTGGGAGCACGTCAGCGTCAGCCTGCCGAACAGGTGCCCGACCTGGGACGAGATGTGCTTCATCAAAGACCTGTTCTGGAGCGACGACGAGGTCGTCATGCAACTGCACCCGCGTCGCGCCGACTACGTGAACAACCATCCCTATTGCCTGCATCTGTGGCGACCGTTCAATGCGGCGCTTCCCCTGCCGCCGACTGAAGCGGTGGGCATTCCAGGCCTGGAGCGGTGACCATGCACCAGGTCACCCGCCTCCTGATCCGCACCGATGGCACGCAGCAGGTGCTGCCCGGCCCGGTGAGCTCGGCCGAGATCCACCAGCTGATCGATGCCGAGTGCCTCGACACCGTGAGCCTCCATCACATGGGCCACCCGCTGCACGTGATGATGGTCGACGACCACGGCTATGAAACCGAGGAAGAGGTCGACGGGCACATCTTCACCATGAAGCCCGTTCGAGCGCTGAAGCCGGTGAACGTCGAGGCCACGCGTCTCTACCACCTGAACTGCCAGCCAGGCACCACGCACCAGATCGTCGGCGACGTGGTGATCGTGCCCGACGAGGACTTCGAGCCATGAACAAGATGACAGAGGCGCAGTACCGCGAGGCCCTCGCGCGCGTCGAGGTGCTCGTCGTGCTCGACCCGGCACCAGACACGCCCGATGGGTTTGAACTGTTCAAGCTCGCGGTTGCGTGCGATGTTTATGAGCAATCGCGCTGGCCGTTCCCGCAGCCGCAGCGAACAGAGACGGCGCTGAGAAGGTTCCGCAGCAGGGAGGGCAAGTCATGACGGGCCACCGCACGAACGCCGAAGCGCGCTGCCCGGCCTGCCAGCACAAGCTCGACGGCGCGAGCCACCCCGGCGACGACAGCAAGAAACCCAAGCCGGGCGACATCTCGGTCTGCATCAGCTGCAGCGTCGTACTGGAGTTTCAGACCGATCTGACCCTGCGCCTGGCGCCGCAGAAGGTGGTCGATAGCTTGCCCTTTCCTGTGCGCATGCAGATCGAGACGCTGCGCCACGTCATTCAGAGGATGCCCAGAGACAAGCCATGACGACTCCGACGACCATCCCGATTCGCAGCGAAGCGCTCGCCGGTTGGGCAAGCAAAGCGCCGCCACACGAGAAAGAGGTGGTGCTGCACATGCACTACCACTACCGCGAACAACTGAGCGCAGCCCGGTTCGCTGTCCCGCTGACTCAGCCGGAAGGCATCGCGGCCGGCATCAATGAGGTGATCGACACGGCGGTCGAGCGGCAGCTCAAAAGCAAGCAAGGCCGCAAGGTCACGTGCCGGCGCGGCTGCTCGGCCTGCTGCCACCTGCACGTGACGATCACCGAGCCCGAGGCGAAGCTCGCGCTGCTCGAAGCTGCCGACGCTGGCTGGCAGATCGACACTGAGCGCGCCCGTCTGCAAGCCCAGGCCAAGGGCATCGAAGCATGGGGTGCGCTGCGCGACGAGCAGCGCGCGTGCATCTTCCTGACCCCGGCGGGCCTGTGCGCGATCTACCAACACCGGCCGGGTGCGTGCCGAAAGTACATGGTGATCAGCCCGCCGGCCGAGTGCGACAGCATCCGCAGGCCAGGGCACAAGGTCGCCCAGTTGATCGCCGTCGAGGCCGAGGTCATGTTTAACGCAGCGCTTGACGTGTTCCCTTCCGGCACGCTGCCGGCGATGGTGCTGGCCGAGCTGGAGAAGCCGTGAGCAATCCCCTGCTCGACCAGCTGCGTGCAGACATGGAGAAGCGGCATCGACGCATCTGTCGCCTGCAGCGCTTGACGTACTGCTGTGTCGCCCTGCAGGTGTTCATCGCTGCCTGGTCAGCTTCGAGAATTGCACTCGGCGAGTCGAGCGTGCTTGCATATGTCAACGTGCTGTTCAACGCGACCATGGCGCTGGTGGGCCTGCACTGGCAGACCCAGCGGCGAGCAGCATGGAATGAGTTGCGCGACCAGTTCGAGCGCGAGATCGAGCGCCTGGAGAAGTCGTGAGCGAGCCGCTCAAGGTCTGGACGCTGTTCGAACACCCGAAAGACGCGCCCGACTTCTACGTGCTGCGCCTGTTCGTGTGCACCGCCGGGTGTGCTTTTCCCACCACCACGGCCCACTTCGCCATCGACCCTGAGCCCTTGCGCGACCTGATGCGACGTCGAGGACTGACCCGCATCACGCGCTCGCCGAAGGACGAGCCGCAGATCGTCGAGGTCTGGCTGTAGTTCCGCCTATCACGGATCAATTTGAGCACGCTACACTGCCGCCGTCCCTGCGATAGGTGGGGATCGAGATTGGCGTCTCGTTGAACCGCTGCGACGCAAGCCGCAGCCACCCCGCAGGGTCTGCGGCTTCATTGTCTGTGCCTCCATTTATGGCGGCCCGGACGGGGGGCCGCAAGGCCCGCCGGTTCGCGCAAGCGGTTCCCGGTACGCCAACCCGTTCGGGCTGCCGCCAACGCCTGGCGTCGTGACGGCAGTTTTTCAACTGAACCGTCTGCGAGGCCCAAATGGCTGACACGTTCCAAAGCGTCACGGCGCTGAATTTCCACCTCGATTCCATCAACCTGCGCATCATCATGCGCGGCGACGAGCCCTGGTTCGTCGCCGCCGACGTATGCGCCGCGCTGGAAATCGTCAACAGCCGGGATGCCTTGAGCCGACTGGACGACGATGAGAAGGGTGTCGGTTCAACCGACACCCTTGGTGGCAAGCAAGAGGTTGCCATCGTCAACGAATCTGGCCTCTACAGCTTGATCCTCACCAGTCGCAAGCCCGAGGCGCGGCGGTTCAAGAAGTGGGTCACGGCCGAAGTGCTGCCGGCCATTCGGCGCACTGGCCGATTTGAATCCGGGACGCACATTGGATCCGCGGACGGTATCGACAAGTGGGTGGCCTTCGACGATGCCTATGAAGCCTTCGTCAAGGCTTACCCTATGCTGGGGCTGGGCGGCGGTTCCTGGGCCGCCATCAATCTGCGGCGCAACTTCGGCCAACAGTTACTCGCGGCAGGCGCCGTGCTGCAACTGAAGAATCGCCGCTGGATCGCTCACCGGGACACCTTTGGCCCAGCCCTGTTCTCATTGCTGAACCGCTCGGCGGCCGAGATCATCGAGAAAGCTCTCCAAAGGAGACTCTAGGCACCTAGCACAGATCTGTGCACTCTGACCGGGTGGCGCTTGGGAGCGTGAGAAAGTGCCAATGCCTCTAGAACGTGCCAGAAAGGCCGCTGTTCCATTGGCAACAATCAAGCACCCAGCACACCTAAAAAAGTTATCCCGCGCACCTGCGGCTGTTCACATTCTGTCCACAGGTGCCGCCATGGGTGTTTTTTGCCATTGGCACAGTTTGCCCACAGCTGTGGATAACCTCGTTAGCGCCCGCTGACGTGTCTAGGTGGTTTCCCTAGTCGTCAGCACCTCGGCGACCAGCTTGGCCATGGTGACCGGGTGTGCCTCGATCAATCCGAGCAGTACCCGAGCGGCCCGGTCAGGTTCACGCCGGGCAGTTTCCCAGTTCCGAACGGCGGTGACGTCCAGGCCATAGGCAGCTGCGAAGGCCTCCCGGGTCATGCGCGTGACGCGACGGGCGCGCAGTGCAAGCGGTGGCGGATCGAGGTCTGGGGCCGGAGGTCTCATGGGTTTCGATTCTTGACTGGGTAAATCGTCGCGGGCTCTTGTTTCGTTTTACCCAGCCACTGCGAGAGGAGGACGGCCTGCCTTGCCGTGGCATGGCCTCGAGGCTTACCCACGCAACGCGTATCAATCTGCAAGCCATTGCAGCAAACCAACGCCAACCGGTGCTAAAGTTACTGCTGTGCTGCAAGCAATTGCAGATTGTGCCGCATTCACACTGTCGGGGTCGGGGGTTCGAAACCCTCACCGCCCACCAAGAATACAGAAAAGCACAGGAAATCAAGGGCTTACAGCACACCGATACCCGGCGGACCCGGGGTGTCAGTGCAGTGCTCCTGGGGTTAACCCGAAAAAGGAGCACTGCACGGATCAGAAAGTGCTCCCATGAACCACGCTGAAACTGTTTCGACCACCGGCGCGCCCCGCGCCATCCCCGGCGCTGCGCCCAGCGCATCCCCCACCACCACCAGCAGCACCACCGCGCCCAAGCGCACACGCCGCCTCGGCGTCAGCGCCGACCTGCGCGTCATCGCACCCCGCGAGGGCCTGCCGCTCACGCTGCGCGAACTGATCGCGCTGCGCCAGGCCGAGAACCCCACCGCCCACGCCGACAGCACCATGCGCATGCGCAAGTGGCTCGACGACTTCCAACTCGGCGACCTGCCCGCCTGGGGCATCACCCGCGAACAGATCGAGGCGGGCTCGCGCATCATGGTGCAGCAGGGCTATGCCATCAGCACCGCAAACCGCGACGTCGGCGAGCTCGGCATGCTCTACCGCTGGGCGGCCAAGAAGGAATTCACGCCGGACGGCTTCAACTCGCCCACCATCACCATCGCGCGCGACCCCGAGCCCATGCGCGTGATCGAGCCGGCCCGCCCCGGCGAGTGGGAGCAACTGCGCCGCCTCGCCAAAGGGTTCCAGGACCCGAAGTTCACGCTCTTTGTCTGGTTGCTGATGGACACCGGCGCACGGCGCAGCGAGATCGGCGAGCGCACCTGGGCCGACTTCGACCTCGATGCCGAGGAAGGCCCCAACCTCGTGCTCAAGGCCGAGGACACCAAGACCGACAAGCCGCGGCGCCTCTACTTCAGCCACGAGACGGCGCAGCTGCTGCGCCGCCTGCGCCCGGTCGAGCGCTACCGCGGCTGCCTCGTCTTCGTGAGCCCACGCGGCACCGGCCCGAACAAGTACCGCAAGCCCTGGGCGCGCCTGACCGAGCTGCTCGGGCGCCCCGACCTGCGCGTGCACGACTTGCGCCACATGGTCGCCGCGGAGCTGCTCAAACAGCGCAAAGGCATGAGCCAGGTCGCACAGATGCTCGGCCACAGCAGCCTCGTGCTGCACCGCCGCTATGGTCACCTCGACGATTCCGCGGTGCGCGACATGCAGGCCGACCGCCTCGGGCTGGAGAACGAGCGCCCGCTGGGCTGGAAAGAGGTCGACGAGGCCAAGGTGCGCCATGCCGAGCGCGTGGCCAACGCGCCGGCCGACGCCTACGCCGAGGCGCAGCGCCTGCAGCTCGTCGCGCAGGAGGCCATGGCCGCCGCGATGGCTGCCGCCCAGGCCCTGGCCGGCATGCGCAACCCCAACGTGGCGCCCACGTTGCGCGCAGGAGTCCAGGCATGAAGCGCCTCGCCCTGGTTCTGGCTGCCGCGGCCCTGGCCGGCTGCGCCGCCAAGACCATCGCGAATGCCGACCTCGAGGAAGCGCAGCGCATCGTGCCGACCTGCGCGGCCGGCCCCGACTGTGATGCGAAGTGGAGTGCCGCCCGGCGCTGGATCGACCAGAACATCAGCTTCAAGCTGATCATGTCCGGCGACTACCTGCTGCAGACCGAGGGGCCGATCTACGTCGAGTGGGGCACGAGCCAGGGTGTGAAACTGGCCGCGTCGGTCAGGCGCGTGGCCGATGGGCCCGAGCGTTTCCGCATCGTCGCCGAGATCAACTGTGGCAACCCCTTCGGGTGCTACCCCGAGTGGCAGTCGGCCCTGCTCGATTTCAACCGCACCGTGGGCGCGGCGCAGGCGAAATGACGAAGCCGCTGGCCTGGCAGGTCGACCCCGCCTGGCCGGCGGTGCCCGCATCCGCCGAGGATGACGAGGCGCCGGAACAGGATATTGACGTCCCGCGGCAGGTCGACCTGGTCGACCAACAGGTCTCGGCATTGCGCCAGCGCGTCGCCGCCTTTCATTGCGACGGAACAAACCTGCAGGTCAAACTCCACCACGCCCAGCGCGCCCTCCAGGCGCACACAGGAGCGCCGCAAGTGCCGACCAGCATGGCGCGCCCGCGGCGGCAGTTTGCGGGGCACCACGCGCGCAACGACCGCCTTCTTGCCGCCTTCGAAACGACGCCGGCCCACCTGCCGCACCTGCAGCGCTGCCGCCTCGCCGCGCAGATCCTGGCCGCCGAGATTGCGGCCAGCGCCGGCCTGCCGATCGAGCGCGCCCGCGTCCTGCCGGCGACCACTGCGCGAGACGCCATCGCCGAAGCGAAGAGCCGGCGGGGCTGATCCAAATCCCGCCAAAGCCCGCCAGCGGGTTTGCGTCTGAACCACTCCACTGCGCTGCAAGCCGTTGCACGATGGCCACCGGCTGACGTGCTGTCGGCCCTTGTTTCCCGCAGGGATGCGCCACACCGTCGCACTCCCTGCGGGGCTTTTACAGCGGAGAGAGCAAACAACCATGAGCAACGCACACGACAGACTGGCGGACACCGTCGACGAGTGGCTGTCCTTCGACGACGCCTACGAGGCATTCGTCAAGACCCACCCCATGCTCGGACTGGGCAATGGCACCTGGGCCTCGATCAACCTTCGGCGCAACTTCGGCGAGCGCCTGCTGGCCACCGGCGCCGTGCGCCAGCTGGTGAACCGCCGCTGGATCGCACACCGCGACCAGTTCGGCCCGGCCTTGTTCTCGCTGCTGACGCGCGAGCCGGCCAAGATCATCGAGGGTGCGAAGGCACGCCAGGCGGAGCAGTCATGAGCGCCGCGCGCTTCGAAGCCACGGCCGGCCCGGCGCTGGTGCCGCTGCCGGTGGTGATGCAGATCACCGGCTATGGCCGCAGCATGGTCTACGAGGCGATGGCCGAGCAGCTGCTGCCGCGCCCGGTGAAGCTCGGCCGTGCGAGCCGCTGGCCCGAGCACGAGGTGCTGGCCGTGCATGCGGCCATCGTGCGAGGCGATGACGAAGGCGCCCGGCGTGCGCTGGTGCGTCAGCTGCGCGCCCAACGCGGTGCGCATTCGCTGCACCTGGTGCGCGGCTGACTTCAGATGATCGCCACCCAGCCGGTGGTGCCGGTGCCGGTGTTCTTCCAGTACAGCCGGGTGCCGGCGACGCCATCCGAGCGCAAGAACAGCGACCCCACCGCCGCAGTGACCGCCCCTTCCGGTGTGCCCGCGCCCGACAGAATGCTGACAGACGAACCAGAAGCGCCGACATAAACCTGATTGAAGAAGCCGCGCTTCCATCTGAATGCAGACTGCGTGCCGATGTCCTGCGCGTCAGGGACACCCGGGCGCACCGTGCCGACGGTATCCAGGTGAACTTCCCAAGAAGTTGCAGTGCTGTCATTGCGAGAAACAAGAACGAGTTTCCCGGGGGATGTGCTATCCCCGATGCCGTACATCGTGATCCCTGCGCCGTTGACCAACCCACTGTCGCGGGAACGAAGCTGCACCTGCTCTCGCCCACCACCAAAACTCACATCGGTGTAGGAGTACTTTGTGTTGTCTGATCCAGGCCGTTGGTCAAAGAGGCGCAATGCGTTCTGACTGGCGTATTGAAGCCCGTTGTAGAAGGTCTCGGTGTTCTCGCTGAAGCCCGCGATCTGGAAGCTGTCTCCATACCGGAACGCCACGTCGACCGCATTGGCCCGGCTGTTGAGCGATGCACCGGATTGCTTCGCCGTGATGCCTGCCGAGGTGCCCTTTTCGCCGACGACGCCGCGCGGCGCGCGGATGCTGTACACAACCTTTGAGCGTCTGCTGCTCGTGCCGGTGCCGTAGTCAGTCGTGGTGTTCCACGCGCCTGCAGTCGCCGCCTTGGTTGTACGAATCCAGTAAAGCTCGTTCTCGGGGCTGTGGTTGACGTTCGGCGAAGCGATCGACACCCAGTTGCGGCCGAGGTAGCTGACGATGGCGCCGCCCGTGCGCCAGTTGTCCATGCTCAACACGAGAACCTCGCCATCGTCACGCAGCGCGATCCCCTCGGGCTCGAAGCTGATCGGGCTGCCGAGTGTCGGGTGGTTCAGGATCAGATCAATCCCGTACTCTGAGCGCACATCGTCGGTCTGAATCTCAGTCACGAGGTTGCCGTAGAAGTCGAACTTCTGGATCGTGTGCTGCAGCAGCGGCGAGTAATAGCCGCGCGTCATGTAGATGAATTGCCCGTCGCAGGCGACGCCCTGGTTGTAGTTGTTGCGCGAGCTGTCTGGCGGCACGAGCGGCACGCAATAGAGCGGATTGACCGTCAAGGGATCAGCCGCGGCCTCGACCTGCAAGCGGTCATAGACGAAGGCGATATTGATGGTGTCTTCAGGGTCGCCCGCGACCTCGGTCGCGTCGGTGGCGACGAGCACGACGAAGCGGCCATCAGTCGACACGGCAACCGTGGCACCCGTGTACGAGGCGAAGCGGTGGCCGCTGCCGACATAGCCCCAGAGCTGATAGCTGCGCACGTCAGCCTGCGCCGTCGCCGCACCCTTCCACGTGGTGACGGCATAGCCCTTGCCAACATCGGTGCCCTCGTGGCCGACGACCACGGGTATCTGACCGTACAGCTTGAGCACCCCGCCTTCCATCAGAGCCGACAGGCCCTGGTGCCCGAGGTTGAGCTCGCCCGTGAACACGGTGTGCCCGATCACGCCACCATCGTCGGTGAGCTGGTACTCGACGATGCGCTTGCGCTCGTCGGCCTTCGCTGTGCTCCCGGAGGTCGTCTGCAGCAGGTACAGCCATTCGATGCCGCCGACCTTCACATAGGCCAGGCCCTGCGACGCATTCGCAGCGTTCGGGAAAATCTGCGTATCGGTGGTGCCGTCGTTGAAGCCGCAGAACAGTTCGTTGGCCCTGCGCTGCACGAGCACTGCGTGGGATTGAGCATCGCTACCGCCGCCACTGCCACCGCCGGCCACGGCGAATGGCAGCTCGGAGAATCTCAGCACGCCGTTACCGACCTTGAAGGTGACGACCTCTCCGTCGCGCAACAGGGCCAGCTCGCCGTCGCCGATCACGAGGTCATTCGCTGCCCAGTCAGCAGCCGTGCCGATGATCTGCCGCATGCGCTTGAGTTCGGTTGCCATGGTGGGCCTCGTTGTGTGTGGTTGTCGCTGGTCAGGCCAGCGCTGCCGGCGCGAGCGCGGTGCCGCCGCTGATCCAGTGGGGTGATGGCGCAGCCGGGGTGCCGGCGACGATCCAGTCGGGCGGGCTGCCGATGTCGCCTTCGAGCGGCACGCGCGCACCGTAGTAGCGCAGCGCCTTGATCCAGCCGCCGAGCAGCGATGCGCCATTGAGTGAGCCGAGCCACAGCCGGTCGAGGCCGGCCGGCAGTGCGCCGCTCAGGTCGCGCGCACCGAAGATGCCGTTCACCTGCAGGGTGTAGTCGTCGACCTTGTAGGCCAGCGTGCTGGTGACCTGCGACCCCCAGGTGCGGGCGACGTTCACGGCAATGGATGCCACCTCGACGCCGGCCACGATGCCACCGCCTCGCACGGACGCAGGCGCGAGCGCGGTCTGGTGCAGCAGGTTCGCCGCGCTGCCATCGGTGACCGAGAGCGCATAGGCCGTCGTGATGTTCTGCGCCGACCAGTCCAGGCGCAGCGAGCCCTCGCCGGGCTTGTACCAGCTGCTGAAGGCAGCGCCTGTGATGCTCGCTTGATCGGCCGCGCGCGCAGTCGCGGCCGTCAGCGCCGGGATGTAGCTGCTGGAGAACGCGCCGACCTCGAACTGCGCGCCCCACACGTACATGCCGCTGATGCCATCGCCCTGATACGTTGTGGCCGCGAAGACCGGCGGTGTCGGGTAGGTCGCCGACATGCTGAAATTGAGCGACGCGGTGCCCGTCAGGATGCACGGCACGCCGAACCACGAGCAGCGCCACCAGCCGTTGCCGCAGTCCTGCATGGCAACGCTGCCGAAGCCTGCGGACTGACATGCGCCCGCTGCGAGGTTGAACGAGGCGTGCGAGAACGACGCGCCGAATGTGGCGTCGGGCAGGTTCAAATAAATCACGCTGCGCGCGCCAGCCTTGGCGAAGAAGCTCACCGAATACTGCAGCCCCGCCGTGACGGCGATGGCCGGCGTCGGCGTCACCGAGTGGGCAGCGTTCGCCGTGTTCTCCATCATGAAGTCGGCGCTGTTCGTCCTGTCCGGTGCGGCGATTGCGTTGGCGGTGATCGTCACGCCGGATTTTGTCCACGCCGCGTTTTCGAGAGCCTGCGACTGCCGCACCAGGTTCGTCCGGCCTTCCTCGATCAGCAGGCCGAGCGCCGCATGCGTCACGGGGTTGTGGTCGAAGCGCGCGACGTTGGCAGCAGCGACCCGCAGCACGCCTGTCGCATCGAAGTAGGTGCCGACAGATGCGCGGGTGAACGTGATGGCCGGGTCGAGCGGTGCCGTGGTGAAGTCGAACGAGCGCACAGGTGCCGGCCAGGTCTGCGCCCAGTCGGGCGGGTTCTGCCCGTCGATCCAGTCGCCGATCGGCATGTTGACGAGATCCGCCGGTGTCGGCAAATACTCGGCCTCGATGCGCACGCGCCAGTACCACAGCCGATGCACCGGCAGCAGCTCGGCCGGGTGGTCGGAGATAAAGCGCACGAGGATCGGGGCCGTGTCCGTGCCCGCGCGGCTGGCCACGATGCCGGGCAGGGCCAGCTCGACCCACTGGTCCCAGGCGTGCGCGTTCACCCAGGTCAGCCAGTCCGCATAGTCGGGCTGGTGGATCACGAAGGCCAGGCTGATGCGCGTCGGCAGCGTCTCATGCTGGCGGCGTTGGCGCGAGATCGGCCCGCCCGGCGTGCGCACCAGGCCCGCACTCATCGCCTGGGCGTGTCCCTCGATGCGCGAGGGGCAGGGGAAGTGCGCCGGATAGGCGATGCTCATGGCAGCACCGCCAATTGTTCGGGCGTCGGGTAATACTCGGCCGCGACCCGCACGCGCCAGTACCAGAGACGCTTCACGGGCAGCAGGTCCATCTGCAGGTCGGACATGAAGCGCACCACGATGCTGGTGGTGTCGACCCCGAGCCGGCTGGCCTCCAGGCCGGGCAGCTTGATCGTGATCGCATCGCGCCATGCGTTCGTGTTGACCCACGAAACCCAGGCCGCAAGCTCGGGCTGGTGGACCATGAACACCAGGTTGATCAGCGTCGGCAGGTTGCGGTGCGTGCGGCGCTGGCGCGTGTTGCCGGCACTCATATCCGTGCGCACCAGCCCCGCCCCGCTGGCCTGGCTGTGGCCCTCGATGCGCGAGGGGCAGGGGAACACCGATGGATAGATCAGGCTCACGTCTGCGGCTCCAGCTGCGGCACCGGGTCGAGCAGGTGCGCCGCCGCGCCGTCCCACACCGCCGGGTCGTAGTTCGTCGCCTGGATGGTCACGGTGTCGCCCTGTGGCTGCATGGCGGTCACGGTCCAGTCGGTGATCTCTTTTCCATCGACACCGAAGGCAAGGGACGTGGCCTCCATGTCGTCACCATGGGCCACCGGGGCGAAGGGCAGCGAGGGCAGGACGATCTCCCAATGCGTGGCACCCAGCGACACCGGGCTGACTTTGAAGGGTCGGCCCTGCGGGTCGCGCAACTGCACGGCATGCAACGCGCCCGCCTTCCAGCTCAAGGCCTTGTCGAGCGTCAACACCAGGCCGGCCACCTTAACCACGCGCGCGCCCTGCGCCCAGCGCGGCATGCTGGCCTGCACCCCGATGCGGTCGCCGGGCAGGCAGGACAGGCCCTCCAGCTCGGTCGTGAAGCTGATGCTGGTGCGCTGCAGGCGGCGGCGGTTCTGCGTCAGCGTGGCGTGCTGCTGGGCGACCTCGGCATCGGTGCAGCCGAACAGGCTCACGGTCTCGTAGTCCGGCGCGCCCGGTGGGTCGAGCAGGGCTGCGGCGCTGAAGGTGCGCGGGTCGCGGTACTCGACGCGCACCCCCAGCGGCGTGCCGTCGCGGTCGAACGCGTGGTTGATCGCAAGCGAGCCGGTGGCGATGTTGGCATCGGTGAAGAGTTGGGTGCGCACCGGCTGCGCGCCGTCCTGCATCAGCGACATGCGCGTGCCCACCGGCAGCGGTGCGGCGCTCACCGTCTGCACCGACAGGCCGAGCGCCTCCCACACGGTCGAGGGCTGGTCGAACACCGCGTTGAACCCGTTGTGCGCCAGCCAGCGCGCGCGCCCGGCGTTGAGCGCATCGAAATCCAGCTCGTCGGCATTGCGCGGCCGGTTGCCGCCGTAGGCCGCACACACGATGTCGGCGAAGGCGTCGGCCGGGTTCGAGGTCGCGGCCAGCGCCCCGCCTTCGGGCGGCGGCAGCTTGCGCGTGACCCGAAAGCGGATGCTGCTGGCCGCGTCGCTCGCAATGCCGTTGCTGGCGCGCAGCGTGACCGCGGCGAGGGTGACATCACCATAGACCGGCCCGAGCGGCACCGGCGGCGACAGCATGAACTTGAGGCCGGTCCAGTTCAGGCGCTCGCTGGTGCTCGCCTTGCCATCGCTATTGCTCTTGCGTGAGACGCGCACGCGGTAGCGGCCGAGCGAGATGGCGTACTTCTCGGTAAAGCGTAGCGCGGTGTTTGTGGCGCCGCTGAAGCTCTGCTCGAAGGAGATCACTGCGCCGGCCGCCGCGCCGTTGTCGTCAATCGGCTGGTATTCGATGGTGACCGTCACCGAGATTCCGCCGAGGTTGCCGGCGTTGTCCATGGTGAACAGGCCCCCAGCGAAAGCGAAATCCAGCTCCAGCGAACTGCCGCGCTGGCCGGCCTTGCACGTCTCGAAGGGGCCGACCCACTTGGTGGTGCCGATGGTGACGAAGCCGGGCGGCGGCACGAGGGAGCCGGGCGGGATGGCCGCGGCCGGATCGTAGTCGGATGCAATCAGCGTCGTAACGTCATACGTCGTCACGTCGCCGCCGCTGTCCCCACCGTTATAGAACGAGGAGCCGGTCACGGCCTCCACACCGACGCCAATGGCCGGGTTCTGCGGCAAGATGGCGAGTTGTTCGAGAACGCCGTTTGCGCCCGTCAAGTCATACACCGGCGGGAAAGCGGGTGGAACTTCCGGCGGCACTTGAACGTATCGAATGCCGCTTGCGCGCCAGTACCAGGTGCTGGGCGTGATGTCGCTGGCCGCATTCGGCGGCAGCAGTTCCTGGTCGGACACGTCCACCGAGGTCACCACGTTTTCGCGCACGCCGGTGGCGGCCTGGATCACGCCCAGCGTCGAGGCGTGATCGCCGGGGCCGAAGATCTGGTATTTGGCGATCTCCGGCGGCAGCACGCTCGCGTCGGAGTTGCCCAGCGTCATCGAGTGCACCACGTACTCGCCCTGGCCCAGACAGAGCAGCGCGTACAGGTACTGCTCATTGTTCAGGTACTCGGTGTAGGGCTGCGCCGCGTAATCCGGCAGCGCGAGCACCGTGCCGTAGATCACCGGGATGGGCTCGCCCAGGCGCGCACTGTTGCGCGGGGCCGCAAGGCCGTAGACCTGCGAGGGGCTGGGCACGGTGCCCGCCTTGGGCCTCTTCGGCGAGAAGATATTGGTGAGCAGCAGGCCAATGAGAAACGAGAAGAAGGCCTTGGCGACGAAGGCCGCGACCTCGTAGCCGGTGCCGGGCTTGATCGACACCAGCACCTCGTCATGGGCTTGCGTGCAGTAGGCGCGGTCGGTGAGCTGCTCGCCGTTGAGCCACACGTCGCGCGTGCAGGTGCCCGGCGCGGGTTCGTTCTCGTCCAGCCAGTCGAGCAGCGGCGTGCCGTCCGGCAGCTCGACGCGGCGACGCCGCGAAGTGTCGAGCGGGTTGTAGAGAACGATCAGGCTCGCCATGCGTGCCACCCCGTGTCCGGGAACATGGAGCGCCACAGCATGAAGCCGGACGCGGTGACGCCCTGGCCACGCGCGGCGTGGATCACGCGGCCGTGCAGCACATAGCCCACATGACAGGCCGAGACGCTGCAGGCAATCGCCCCCTCGGCGGGACCGTCCAGGCGCTGCGTGCGCTGGCGTGCAGCCTCGTCCATGACGGCGCGCAGTTCGGCGCGGCTCATGTCGCCGGATCTCCAGTCGGCCGGCACCGTGCGCCCGCAGCGCTCGGCCAGCACCAGCACCAGGCCCCAGCAGTCGAAGGCGTCAGGCCCGCGCGCCCCCTTGCGCCAGGGCTTGCCGATCAGGTCATCGGTGCGCACGAGCAGGGCGGCGGCATTCATCGATCAAGCCCCGGAAAGTGCTGCACGTCATACCAGACCCCCGGGAAGCGGCGATTGAGCACATCGCTGCGCCCGGCCACGCCGCTCACGCTGTCTTCGGCGATCTGCACCGCCGAGAAGGTCAGGCGCAGCGGGGCCGACTGCGGCGCGCCGAAGTCATCGCTCAGGAATTCCCGGTACGTGCACTCGATGCGCTGCGTCGGGTCGGTGTGCGCCAGGCGCACGAGGTCGGCCACCGCCTGGTCGGCATTCGTGAGCGTGACCTGCATGTCCTGCTGCCCGGCCCCGTCGACGGTGGGCAACTGCACGGCAAAGGGGAACGGCGTGAAGGTGGCGGTGATGCCGTTCTCCAGCAGCGTGGTAAAGGCGGCCGGCCAGCTCGTCAGGTACTGCCGCGCGGACCACGCCGGGTGCCACAGCTCCAGCGTGCGGACGATGTCCTGCCGGGCCGGTGCGCTGGCGCGGTTGGTCTTGAGTGCATCGGTTGCCATGGCCGGGCCTCAGAACTGCGCCGCCGCACCGCGGCCCACGCCATAGGCCTGCTCGATCGAGCGCGAGACCATGGTGCCACCGCGGCTGACATCGGAAGCGATCGCCGCGCGCGTGCGCTCGATGATGATTTCCAAGTCCTGCGGACCGGTCTGCCGCGTGGTGACCGTCGTGTCGGTGTAGTTGTTCACCGTGACGTTCATCGGCGAGGCCTGCGACTGCACGCCGAGAGCGCCGAGCGATGCACGCTGCAGCGCGACGGGCTCGGCCACGCTGACGCCGGACAGCGCCGTAGGGAACACCAGGGGGCTCACGCTGGTGCTGGCGGATGGAATGTTTCCAGACGGGACAGCGGGCTCAGTGATCGTGACCGAGCCCCCGCTGCCGCCCATGCCGAAGCGCGTGATCGCGTCGATGATGTATTTCTTCGCCCACAGCTTGAGCAGGTCCGCAATGATCGATTCGACCGCGCGATGGAACAGGTCGGACGCGTCGCCCGTGCCCTGCGCCAGGTTCTCGAAGAATCCCTCGAAGCCACGGTCGAGAATGGCGACCTCGTCCGACTGCTTGGCAATCTTTGTGCTGGTCTTGCCGCTTGCCTCGCCGAGCGCGAGCTGGGCGCGTGCATAGGCGTGCAATGCTTCGCTGCTGTTCTTGTAGGCGTCGCTTTCCTCGTCGGTGAGGTCGATCAGGTACTGCAGGCGCGCGCCTTCTTCTTCGATCGTGTCGAGGTGTTTCTTGGCCGCCGCGTCGACATCCATGATGGCCCGCTGCTGCGAGGTCAGGTCGCCGTTGCGCTCTGTCAGCGCGTCGTCGCTGGCCTTCTGCGCGGAGTCGAGCGCACCCTGCAGCCGGATGCGTTCTTTCCACCAGTCCTCTTCGGCCTTTTTGTGTTCCTTGATGGCCTCGGCCGCGCGCCGTTCTTGCTCGGCCAGCTTGGCAGCGGCGGCGGCGGCGGCTTCGCGTGCCTTCCTTCCTTTCTCTAGCGCCTCGTTGCTTTCATTGACGTTGCCCGTGAAGGTCTGGAAGTCCGTGCGCATCTTGGCGAGGGTGCGATTGGTCGCCTCGCCCAGTTCGTCCACGCGGGTCTTGGCCGCTTTCAGAATCTCGAAGCCGTTGGCCTTGTCGGCCAGCACGTCGCCCATGGCACCGATCAGGATGCCGGCGGCCTCAAAGGTCGCTCCCAGCTTGAGCGCAATCCCGGTGATGTTGAGCAGCATCTCGCCGAGCTTGGCGCCCGTGCTCACGAAACCGTCGCCGGTGGTGGTCGCGTCGACGAATGCCTGCGAGATCGTCTGCAGCGCGGGCAGCATGCCGGCCGTCAGCTGCGCCCCGGCACCGTGTGCGGTGCGTTCCAGGCGTGACAGGTTGTCGTTGAAGTTCTCGGCCGAATTGAGCACGCCCTGCGAGATCACGCCGCCGAACTTGTCGGCCTCCTTGGTCAGCTCGCGGAAGGCCTCGGCGCCTCCACTGAGCAGCGGGATCATGTCGGCGCCGGCCTTGCCGAAGATCTTGATTGCCAGCGCGGTGCGTGCCATCAGGTCGGGCATCTTGGCGAACTGGTCGGCAATCTTCTCCAGCGCCTCGCTGGTGGTGTCGCCACTCTTGACGCCGATCTTTGCCAACGCGTCGCCGACCTCGTTGCCCTTGACCCCGAGCATGCCCATATTGACGGACAGCTTGGCGATGGCGGTGTTGAGCTCGTCGGCACCGACGCCCGCCATGTCCGCCGCGAAGCGCAGGCGCTGCAGATCCTCGGCGGCGATGCCGACCTTCTGCGCGTCCTTGCTCAGTTGGTCGAAGGATTCGATCACCGACTTGATGCCGGCCACCGCGCCGCCGATGGCCGCACCGACGCCGAGCGCGGCAGCGAACTTCTTGATCGAGCCGACCGCGGCCTCGAAACGCTTGTCCATGCTCTCGGTGGACTTGGCGATCTCGTTCAACTGGCGCGCGGCCTGCGCGCCGTCGACGGTCAGCTTGTACAGACGCTCGATGGTCTCGGCCATGGCTTCACCTCCTGCTCTTGAAGCGGGCGCGGATGGTGATCACGCCGGTGGCCTTGGTGCCGCCCTTCTCAAAGGCATAGACCTCGCCGGGGATGGCGTGCGCCTGGGTGAACTCGGCCACGACCGCGAACTGCTTGAACTCGGGCCGGCCCTTGACCGCGCGCGTGGTCGCCGCCAGGAAACCCGAGTCACGCGTGGCTTTCATGTTCATGCCGCCCTTCCGGGTTCGCCCCTTCAGGCCCTTGCCCAGCACCGAGCGATTGACCGCGGTCGCATACGGCACATTCACCGGCACCAGAACCAACTTGTCGCCGCTGGCCATCGTGGCCGGCGGGTTGGCGCTGCTGACGACGCGCGCCGCGCCGCCCTTGGGGATGAAGCGCCACTGCCACGAGCTGGCCACGTTGGACAGTCGGCCGCTGCGCGCGTGCGTGCTGCGGCTGATGTTGGCGCGCAGCTCGGTCTCGACCATGCGCATGGCAGCCCGCGCGAGCACGGTGCCGAACAACACGACCACGATCCGCTCGGCCTGGGTCACCGGCTTGTTGGTGTTGTTGTCGACCTCGACGATCTGCGGCGGGTTGCCCAGCTTGATCTGCTCGGCCGTCTTCTCGCTGGTGATGCCCACGAGCTGGCTGTGCAGGTCGGCCTTGCTCTGGATTTTCATGTCCTCGACCAGGCGCAGGCCGGTCGCGGCCCCGCCGCCGAGCTTGATCGTGCGCGACTTGGGAACAGCGAGCGGCATGGGAAAGGCCATGGCCGTCACTCCGCCGTCATGCCTGCGCCGAGGTATTCCCCCGAGATCCGCCAGGCCCTGAAGCTGGGCTCGAAGTCGTCCAGCTCGGCCTGCAGCGCCCAGCCGCCCGACAGGATGACGCCGCGCACTTGCGTATTGAGCGCGCGGGCGGCCTCGTACTCCTGCACCCAGACGTGCACCTGCAGCGTGGTGTCAACCAAGGGATTGAGATCAACGCACATGTCGGCATAGGGCGAGGCCGAGGCCAGCGAGCGCTGCAACGTCACCAGCGGCAGCGTCGGCGGCGCCTCGGCGGTCTCCAGCGCCTTCCAGCCCCAGCGCACATTGATGCCCGGCAGGCTGGCCTCAAGCAGGGCGAAAAGTTCGCGCTCGGTGATGGATGCGGCCATGTCAGCGCCCCGGAAACATGCTGCGCAGCGACTGCGGCGAGAGCGTCGCCAGGTCGAGCGCGTCGTCATCGGGCGCCGTCGCCGGTTGGTGCCAGTAATCGATCCAGGCCTGCACCTCGCGCGTGCTCATGGCTTCCACCGCGGTGACGGTGATGTGCAGGCGCTCGGCAATGGCAAACATGACGCGCGTTTCCGGGGTCAGGCTTTTGGGCCCGGCGTGTCGTCGTTGACAGCGGGTGCCGGCATGTCGCTTTCGGGCTCCTTATCGACCATCAGGCCGTGCAGGCGCAGCACCTGCTCCAGTGCGTTGGAGATCGCCCCCGAGAAGCGGCCAGGCAGGGCCTGCAGACCGCCGTAACCGATCGGCTGGCCGTCGATGTGCAGCGAGGCCCCGAGCAGGCGCTCGGCGCTCTGGCCGGGCTTGTCGCTCTGCGCCATGGTTTCGCGCATCTGGCCGTAGGGCAGCTCGCGCACCTCGACCACCTGGCCCAGCGTGGCCAGGCCGGCCGGTGCGGTTTGTGTTTGCAGCTCGAACATGGTCACAGCGCCCAGCTGTAGGTCGGCATTTCAGTGAACACACCGGAACCCGAGAACTGCAGGCCCTGCGCGGTCTGCGCGGTGATGGTGACCTCGGCGATCTCGACCGGGCCGAAGATGTAGCCGCCGCCGACCGTGTAATCGATCAGCATCCAGCGCGGCGTTTTCGGCGACTCCAGCGAGGCCTGCATCAGGTTGCGAAAGCCTGGACTCTCGGCGTCGACGAAGCCCGAGAAGGTGAAGGTGGGCGGCTTGGGCGAGCCGAGCACGGTGGTCGAGCCACACATGTCATCCATGGCGATCGAGTCGGGCGCGACGCCAGCGACCGTGATGTTCACCAGACAGACTTCCTCCAGCCCGGTGAGGCCGGCCTTGGTCCAGATCTGGCCGGTGCCGGTGGCCACCGCCGCGGCGAGCTTGGTGCCGTCCAGGCCGTACAGCTCCAGCGTCGGCGCGGCCGGCGTGGTGGTGTTCAGGGCCTGGATGCGGAAGGTCTTGCCGTCGAGCAGCGGCTCGCCGGTGCCCTCGATGTGGATCATGTCGCCATTGGCGGTGTCGGCCGGCGCGGCGGCCCCCAGCGTCACCACCGCCGGCAGCGTGTTGGTGATGCTGGTGATGGCCACCGGCGTCGGCTCGGGGTCGCCGGTGCCGGTGAGGTAAAGGTGCGCGTCACTCTTGATCTTGGCCATGGTGGGGCCTCCTTACGGTTGAGACTGGCCGGACGTGGCCGCGATGGTGAGGTCGTTGTGGGCGTGGCTCGGCAGGATGGCCACGAAGTCATACGAGCCGCCGCTGTCGATGTCGATGCCGCGCCAGCTCGGCTCGATCTGGACGCCGGGGATCTCGCGCAGGGTGATGCGCCAGGTGATGCCGGCCAGCTCGCGGTCGGCGGCCATGAACTCGCGGCCGGTGACGGAATCAATGGCGGCATCGACCGTGACCACCTCGGTCCAGACCTTTTGCTCGCCGCCATAGGCGTCGAGCGTGCCGGGGTCGGGGCGCTCGATGCGCAGGCGGTGGCGCAGGCGGCCGGATTTCATGCCCCTGGCCTCCACATGCCCATCAGTTCGTCGCTGAAGGCCTCGGCCCACAGGTCGCTGCTGGCTTCGCGGTTCTCGTACATCGAGCCCGTCAGGCGCAGGATCAGCAGCAGGAACGCAGGGGCGAGCAGCGCCGGGTCGTCGACCCCGACCTCCAGCGTGACCTGCGCAGCGGCCGGCAACGACTTGCCCGAGGCCGGTGGGTTCACCGGGTACAGGTAGTTCGAGGTGTTGCCGCCGAAGTCCTGACCGCCGAGCAGGTAGTCGGCGCTGGTGTCGCTGCCTTCGTTGTCGACCTTGAACGTCAACACGTTGTTGAGCGGGCTCCACCAGCCCGGCCGCAGGCCCATGCCGTACTTGAATTCGTCGCCCGTCAGCACGTAGGTCGCAGGGTTCAGCGACACGTTGCACTTGGACTCGACGGTGCGGATCGCCGCCTGCGTGTAGGTCGTCAGCAGCGCATCGTCGCGCGCATGCTCGACGCGACAGTGAGCCTTGACCGTGGGCAGCATCGCAGTCGGCAGCACGACGGTATCGACCTCGGTGCGTTCGATCATGGCTTGGCCCCTGATGCTGCCGGCACGATGGTCGACAAGGTGCTCGGAGGCACGACGATGGCGCTGCCGCCCTGACCGCAACGCAGGCTCCAGCTTTGCGGCTCGCGCGCGAGGTCGCACTCGCCGACGATGGCGACACAGGCCGACAGCAGGGCCAACCCGCCGACCGAGGCGATGACGGTGCGGCTGCTCATGCGCTGCCCTTCGCGCGCGTCGGCTCGGGGTCGAGGATCGCGTCTATGTCCTCGGCGCGCTGCTCGATCCACTCGGCGCTGATCGTGCTGCGCTGCACGGTCGGCTCGCCCTCCTGCTCGATCCACGCCTGATTGCTCGCGGCGGTGCGCTGGACGGTCTGGATCAGCGGCGCATGGCCCTCGGCCAGCCGCTTCGCCTGCGTGGCGATTTCCAGCGCCGACTGCGCGGTGACTGCTGCCGCCTTGACCTCGCTCGGCTTCGGCGCGCGCGCCACCAGTAGCGCCGTGGTCTCGCCGTCGCTCAGGAACTTGGACTCGGCATCCGTGAACAGGTCGAGCGGTTCGATGATCGCGGGCTTGGACTTCAGCACGCGCAGACCATGCGAGCCGATGCGCTTCCAGACCTTCGGGTGGTCGCCGGGTTCCTGCGCCATCGAGGAACGCACGCCGGGGGCCAGTTCGTAGGTGCGCCCTCCGTAGCAGGAGACCACCGCGCCCTCGCCGTAGAAGGCGGCGCGGTCCCAGCGCTCGGCACCGCCCATGCGCAGCACCTCGCGCGCGACCTGCGCAGTGGCATCGGCGGTCAGGCCCTCGCGCAGCGACTCGATGCCGCTGCCGACCTGCGCGGCGATGCGCTCGACAAGCTGCACCAGCGTCGCCTTCGTCGTCGCGCCGCTGCGCTGCACGATCATCAGGTCGCCGGCAGCGTCGACCAGCATGGCGGTGATCGGGTCAGCGCTGGCAAGCTCGCGCACCGCATCGAGGTCGCGCGCCAGTTGATCGGCCCGCGCCTCGGCGCGCTCGCAGCGCTGCACCAGCGTGCGCTGAATCTCGATAGCGTCTGATTGGATTGCGGTTAGACGCTGCTCGAAATGCTGGCGCACCTCGGCGCACCCGAGCGTGATGGCCTCATTGATCGCTGCGGCGAAGCCGGCGCGTTCTTCGGGCGTCATGTGCGGACCTCCCTGGCAGTGCGAAGCGCGCGCTGCATCGCGCTGCGGGCGACGTCCTCGGCCACCGCAGGATCGACGGCAGACGGGTCGTCGCCTTCAGGTGCAGGCGCAGGCAGTGCGACCGGCGGCGGCGCGGGCGGCGGGGGCGGCGGCGCGGTCAGTGCGTCGAGCTCGGCCTGGGCGAGATCCGCAGCGAGCGTGATCGGGACCATTTGCCGCTGCACGAAAAGCTGATCGCCGCCAGGAGCCGGCCCGAGGCCGAGCGAGCGGCGCGATTCATCGGGGGTCTGCACCCCGCCCTGGACGAGCTTCGCCAGCGCCTCGGCCTGCGCCGCGAGGTCGGAGCGCAGCAGCGCCTCGGTCGACATTTCAATCAGGTCGTGCCGGCCGTCGAGACGGAACAGCCGGTCAA